AATAGATTGCATCATAAAAAGTATATTCCTACATTTGCGATTCGAAAAAACAGCGGGGTAGCTCAGATGGTTAGAGCGTCGGATTCATAACCCGGAGGTCTGGGGTTCGATCCCCCATCCCGCTACTGCTTTCAAACTCCTATGTTAACTGCCAGGGAGTTACGGCAAAAATGAGATGTGCGGATTTGTTATATGACAACAATATGACAAACGAACGTGCATCTCATTTGCATTTTGAAGACAAATACAAATTAATAGGTATGTCCGAAAAATATCCCTTCAAACCCGCTCGGCTCGCAGATTTAGGCGGAAACGACTTATCGAAGCCTTGGTACGTCGAATACTACGTCTGGGATGAAAAAGCCGAAAAACTTCGCCGGAAAAGATTAATGCTTGCCGAAAGTACAATTAGAGAAAGGTACAAGATGGGGAAACTGGCAATCGCTCAGATCAATGCCAAGTTAGAAGCCGGAGCAGTTGTAAATATGCGACCACGCCCCAAGAAACACCCGATCGACGGAAATTCCAAAATCGCAGAAAGCATTACATTTTACATTGATTTCAAACAGAGGTACGTCAAGAAACGTACTTATATGTCGTATTTCAGTGACCTCAATAGTTTACTGAAATTCTTAGAAGAGAAAAATTTGGATAGGTTACCTCTCGGGCAATTCAACAGCGACTACGCAATTCAGTTCTTAGATAGTATAATCGTTGAACATTCACTTTCTAACCGCCGTCGTAATAATCTCAAAGCTTCCATATCATCTTTCTTCAGTTTTTTCGTGACTCGAAAGATGATTGACGAAAATCCCTTCACCGGAATTACCAAGCTCAAAACAAAATCAAGTAAGCACGTACCTTATACACCGGAGAAGTTCGGCAAGATGAAAGCGGCAATTTGTGAATCAGATCCGCAGCTCTGGCTATTCATCTGTTTCATATACTTTATATTCATCCGGCCGGGCGAAGAACTTCGCAGGTTACGGGTTCGCGATATTCGGCAGAAAACAATAGTCGTGATGGGAGAGGCGGCAAAAAATAGTCAGACCGAGCATATAATGATACCAGCAGCGTTGGAAGCAATTATTGTAGAGAATAATTTACGTGATTTACCTGAAGACTACTATATTTTCTCAAAAAATCGCAGACCCGGCACGCACCTGCTCGGAAAGAACAATTTCTACAAACGTCATCTGATTTTTTTAAAATCAATGAAATTCGACCAACCCCACGACCTTTACGGATATAAGCACACCGGGGTAATATCCTTATTCTTGGCAACGCAAAATATTGAACTTATCAGAAAACAATGCCGTCACGCCGACATTGCCACAACCGAAAAATATCTTAGGGACCTGGGTCTTTTTATCAATTACGATGAAATTAACAAATTTCCAGCCATCTGATCACTCCCTCACCACCCAACAATCCCAAACCTTCGTTTTATCGGCGGCGTAACCATATTCCAGCCAGAAATGACCGTCAATGCCCCATTTTTTGCCGTAAGAGTTCCGGCATAAAAAAGCCTGTTTTGATTCGTCATAGCCAACAACCAAAACTGCATGACCGCCCTTCACGGTATCGCCAAAAAATAGGTTCATATAACCTACTTTTTCGGCTCTGTCCCAAGACTCATTATATACAATCATTCCCGCAATGAACGGGAAACCATCAGCAAGGCAACGTTTCATTTCTTCAAAACTACCATCTTCAATACGTTCGTACTTTGTGATTCGTCTTGTTTCGGCGGTGGCAACAAGTTCCAACGGTGGTGTGCGAAAAACATTAACCAACTTGTATTCCCAATCTCTCTCCCGGACCAAACCAACCTTGTTCGCCATTTTGACAATATCACGGATGTACGCCCCGCTGTCTTCCTGAGTCAAACCAATAACTTGCCGCCCGAAGTAGTAGGAAAACAATCGGCTCGGTCGTGCTGACCTTCGCCGGGCTTTTCCGTCCAGAAACTGAATTGCTCCCGCAAGAGCATTAGCCGTGCAGCTTCCAATATCACCTTGGTCATAAGCATTACGCCGGATAATAGGTCTCAAATCAACCCTATCAGGCATCTTTTCAATTTCGTTTTTCGCTTCAAAAGCAAAATCCCGAATATCGAGTTTCCCTTTTTCTAAATTCATACCCGCCATAGCTCTAAATTTGATTGTTGTGTAGAATTGAACGGAATTAACTGTTTCCCGATCATATAATTTTGCCCCTGAATATGCACCGCCACCGTTTCGCCCTGCTTTCGGTGCATGTCAAGATCGGCAATATCCAAAGCGTTCAAAGTTGCCGGAGTTGTCACGGAATACGTTTTGGATCTGAATTTTTCGTAAGCAGAAAAATAAGCATTTTTAATGCCCGTCGGAGTGAGGCTCACCCCGCCGTAAGTATTTTTCGATGTCGGGATACCCGACTCCAGACCGCTCCAAAAGCAGACCCTCGGAGCATTTCTTACCGCACCCTGGTTAAGCTGATCAGACCGCCCAACCTGATCGGTTTTCAACTGTCCGTTTTCTTCCAGAACTCCCGAAAAAGCAGTCGCAATTTTGAAAAGTTGGTCACGTTCGTTCGTGGATGGTGACGCATAACGCTCAAATACTGATGGGATCGGTTTCATTTTTGCGTCTGAAGTATCAACCATCATATCAATTTCCAAGCGGTTAGAAAACTCCGGCGATTTGAATTTCAGCTCAGGAAACTTATTACTCCAGTCTTTTTGTACAGATCTGCCAAAATACTCATCAGCGAAATTCAGCGTTACCCTTTTTCTGAAAACATCCACCCAAACCGCAAGATTGAAAGCCTTTCGCAGCTCTATCAAGAATTGTCGCAGCGTCAGTTCCGGCAAGTGGTTGGAGTAAGCAATTTCCGTCAAACCATCCAGACTGTGTACATTATATAGAACCAAACGGCTCAGTATGGCATCAGTCAAAAAATCACCGGAGAATTTCACCCCGGTTACTTGAGTAATTCGCTCAAGTAAAAACCGCACGAACAAAAACGGCACTTTCGGGCCTGGCATAAAATTCGTTCCGTCATGGTCGTTTACGTGGCCGGAATATCCAACCACCCCTCCGTTCGTGCCGTAAAAGCCCGGATTATTAATTCGAGGGAAGCAATACTTCGCCGTCGCCACGCTTGGGTTCGTCGGGAGCGTTCCCGGAATAACTTCATTTCCGAGCGGCAATTCAGTCAAAAGCGTATCCTGATAATCACCGAATAACTCCCCAAAATTTTGCGTATAAAACACCGTAAAACCGTTACTTCCAACGTTTTTCAGGCTCACAAAACCACGCTCAATCAACCTGCCGTCCATAAACTGCTCACTGAAGTAATCCTTGAATTTGAATGCAACCTGCATATTCCCAAAATTCCCGAATATCGAGTTGTTTGTCGGGTTATCCGGCAACACAAAATCAAGGATTTTAGAACCCCGCAGCGTTTCGAACTCCAACAACGGGTTACTCCGCTCAAGCGTAATCGCCTGAGTTCCCATAACCGCCTGCTGTCCATCAATCAATAATTCCATATCATATAGTTAGCCCCCTCATCTAAGGAGGGGGATGGGGGAGGTAATATTACAAATCCGCTTTCCGTCTAACATCCGCCTGAGCCATCGCCGCACTATTAATTTCGTGCAAGCTAATCCCTGAAGGCTTCTCCCGTATTCCGGTAAGTGTTTCATTCGCCGTCCGCTGTATCGCCGCAATTTCACGGAGCGTGTCAGCCGCCCGTTCCGTTGCCGCCGTCATGCGGTTCATCGTATCAATCGTTCGTGAACTCGCAGGTTCAGAAAAATCAACCTTCCCGCCAATAATCCCGCCACTGGCGTAATGCCCGGCTTGCAGATAGTTCACGTAAGGGCCGCCGTCGGTTCTGATGCTCGCACCATTTCGGTGAATGCTGCTATGCAATAATCTATCAACCAAAGGCTTATTATTGGCATAGGTAAGTTTAGAGAGGATGGGTTCGCCGCCTTCAATTTCACCCTGAAACATTTTCGTCTTATCATTCCAAAGCTTTATACCGCCCTGTGAGTGGCTCGGTCCTTCCGGGATAAAGCCACCACTTTCAAAACGGGGTACCGTAAAATTCCAATCGAAATCAAAATTTGGAATGCCTGGTGCACCTTCGGCTTTTACTTCGCCAATCAAGTTTTTAAGGGCAGTCCATTTATTAATAATGTCCTGATATTCGTTCGCCGTAATTTTTCCGGCATCGAGAGCCTCTTGAGCTTTTTTGATAATTTCATCATACCCGGCTTTCATCAGTTGCTTTAACTGCTCAAAACTTTCAGCAAGAATAGCATCCCGCTCCGTTCCAAGCCGCACAAGCTCACCATTGTAGCGGTCCGCTTCTGCGGTCAGTAAATCATTTTTTACCTGCTCGGCAGCAACCAATTCCGCATTCTTCTCTTTCTCCCGGAGAATGTCGGCAGCCTTCTTTTCAAATCGCAACTTTTCGATGCTCTCCTCGGCTTCCTTTGTTATTTTCTCCGTTTCGGTGAGTTCCTTTCGTTTGCCATCCTCTGAGTTGATTATGTATTCAAGCTCGGTATTCAGCTTTCCTTGAAGTTCTGCAAGTGCGGTGGTTCGGGCATCACGAGCGGCATTTATAGCTGTAATAGTAGCTTGATCGGTTTCTTCCGTGATGGCTTGATCAGCAAGGGCAAAAGCCGCAAGTATCTGGTTTCGCTTCTCCGCATATTCCGCCAGTATCGCGGTTTTCTCTTGTTCGTTGGCAACAAGTTCCAACAGGCGTTGCCCTTGCAATTCCCTTATTTTAGCCGTTTCAGCGGTAAATTCGGTATCTGCAAGAGAGCTGAGTAAATCATACTTATCGTTGATTCTCCTGACTTCTACGGAATATGCCGCCTCGATGTTTGCAATGATCTGTTTGTTATAATCATCTTCCAACTTCTTCTTTTTCTCATAATTATCGTTGGCGTACTTGCCAATTTTTAATTCATTTTCAATGTGCAGCTCGTAATTGAACATGTCATCAACACCGTCAGTAAATAAATCCCAACGCTTCGGAGGTTCTAATTCAGAAATCTGGACCAACTTACTGTAAGCGGAGTTGATTTTTTCCAAGTCGAATAAGTCAGCGTAATTACTGGCAAACTCAATAAAAGCATCGCCCGCTTCACGTAAGTAAACTTTCAAGTCTTCAGCGTATGCCTTAGCACGTTTCTTTGCCCCGTTAAAAATGTTATCTACGACAGAAATCACTACCGAAGCAGCCCCCATAGCAACGCCCAACCAATCACCAGTTGCCATCGCTTGAGGAATTTTAGCAACAACATCTAATGCTTGATGACCTACCGAAATCCACGCTTTTTTCATTTCGAGTGCCGCCCGCTCCGTTGCTGTTGTAGCAGATTGCATTTGCCTGTCAACATTGCGTTCAATAGCATTCAATAGACTTCCCGCAAGGTTGACGGCAATGTTCGTAAAATCTTTAAGAGCTTCTTTATCCCCATCCAACAAAGCCTTAAAAGCATTTTTCAAAGCAGAGAAAATATCCTTTTTCTCTGCAACCATTTTAGCATCAATTGCCGCCACATCTTTCTGGAAAATCGTTGCCGCTAAGGTCTTATCAGCAAAAAGTTTGGCATTTATAGCATTAATCTCCGCAGCGGTTATCCCCTCCCTTGATTTCGCAATCAAAGCTTTCGCTTCAATCAACCTGATTGTTTCTTTATACTCAATTTCCCGGAGTTCACGCCCTAGCCGGAGCTTCTCATTTATCGTAAGTTTTTCATTCAGGATCTCACTTTCTAAAATTGCCTTTTTTGTCGCAAACTCGGCAAGTTTAATGCTCTCAAGTCGTTCATCGTCCTTTTTCTTGGTTTCAGCAGCGGCTTTGTCATCGAGGGCTTCAATGTCTTTGATTAGCTCCGCTTTGAGTTCCTTTTCCAGCAAAGCGTAACTTTCTTTAGAAAGGTGCTTTTCGTCCAGAGCTTCAATCTCAGCCTCAAATTTCTGCATTAGATGCACCTTATTACGGGTCAAATCATCTTCAATGGCGTTGGTTGCCATTATATCCAATCGCTTAAAGAGTGCAGCGGTGTCCTTCTCCGTAGCCAAACGCAGTTTTTCTGCTTCGTCAGCGGCTTTTTTATTGTCCGCAGCCTGTTTGTCAAGTTCAGTTTTATTAGACTTCGTTACATCCTTATGGGCTTTGATAACCGGAGCCTTAAAACTCTCACCAAATGCAGCTCCTTCTTTCTTACCGTTACCCTTCGCAGCATCAATTGCGGCAAGAGTTTCCTTAATCCGGGTCATTTTCAAATCATGCATCTTCTTTTTGTAGGAATCATTAAAAGCGTCACCTGCTTTGTTTCCTACGTTTTTGAGTGCATCAATTACAGAAGCATAATTCGCCGTCGCAATTCCTTTTAATACCGTCGCAATGGTCTGACCTACCACTTTCACTACTTCCCACAAAGCGTAGAAACCTACCCGTACCCGTTCAGAATTTTGGTACATGGTCACAAAAGCACCAACCAGTAAAGAAACCGCAGCAATCAAAATCCCGATCGGGTTCGCAGACATCACTAAGTTCAATAATCGTTGGGCTATTACGGCAGATTCAGTAGCAATTACCCGCCCTTTCTCAGCCGCTGCGTGAGCCAAAGCACTCGCCGCCGCCGCAATGTTGGCGGTATTCAAAGAAACTATGGCTACCACTAATCCGGTGATAATACCAATATTGTCCCGGATGAACGAAGGAATGGCAACAATAGCTTTCAAAAACATCAGGGCGTATTCAATACCGGAAGCCAATCCACCCAACAACCACAAGAAAACTGGCTTTAGCTGCTCACCGATGGCAAGTTGGAGTTCGTCAAAAGCATCGCCGAGATTATTAACCGTACCGCTCAAGGTGGCTGATATTATGTCAGTAGCACCCATAACGCCCTCGGCATTTTCCTGAAAATAAACCATTGCTTGGTTCATTCCGTCGAGGCTTTTGTCTACCGTTATTTCAGTACCCTTAAAAGAGAGCTGAACTTGGTCGCCCATAGATTTCGCCCCGATAGAAAGCTCTTTAAAACGCTCATTTTGTCCGGTTGCTCCGTCCATAAGTGCCTCGGCAAGTTGGTCAAAACTTTTGCCAGATACTGCCGCAACGTCTGCCATCGCTTTCATTTCTTTCATAGAAGGCTGCAAACCACGGTTTACGTATTTTACGTAACTGTCGGTTAGCTCATCTACTGAAAAAGGCGTAGTGCTTGCCAAATCTTTTATGTCTTGCATCGCCGCCACGGCTGCACTTTGGCTACCAAGTGCGTGACCCAGCACCGCCTCATACTTCTCAAACTTAGCCGTAATATCAAACACCTGCCGCCCAAAATCATAAATGGCAGAACCCGCCTGTTTGACCATCTCAAAAGCAAACGCCGCCGTAAAGTTGGCTTTGAATTTCATCCAAAAACCATCTTGCTCTTTTACTTCCCGCCCGAGGTTACGCATTTCAGCGTTAGTTTCGTTCAATTTACGATTGATCGGCTCAAGCTGATCCATTTTCTCCAGCCATTCCTTAGAGCCAATCTCAAGTTTCTTAATATCTTGAGTTAAAACCCGCTTCGCTTTATTCAGGTCGTTGATAGAAGCCGTGTTCACATCAATGCTCCGGGCGGTCTTCAGCATTTCTACATTAATGTCTTTTTGCAGGTCCTTCAGCTCACGCCATTCGTCAGATCCTTTCTTGCCGTTCGTCTCCATAAGCCGGAGCTGGGCGTTTACGTCGCCAAGCCCTTCCTTCAAAGAATCTACCGTCCGTTCAGCCTCATCGCCAAGAATTTCCAGCCGCAGCCTCGCAACATCTTCCATCTGTGCCATAAAAAAGAGCAGTTTTGTACGTGACAAAACTGCTCTTCTAAACCAATAAATAACAGGGCAAAAATACTCCCCTCCCCGTCGCTGGGGAAGGGTTGGGCCGGGCTGGCGTACCAGTAAGGTTTTAAACAGGTTTTATATACTTCAAACTCACCTCAGCCATTTTAATGCCCATTTCCTTCCGCATCACCCGCAGGTAAGCCATTTTGTTCTTATTGTACCATTTCCGTTTCTGGTCCGGCTTGTAAATTGGTATCATTCGGCGGTGAAAAGCAATCTGCCGGGCAATTCGTTCAATAGCAATTTCGGTAGTCGGCACAGCCTTACTTTTAGAAGTATAACCAGGAATAAACGCAAATTTCTCAATGCCAACTTGTGCCACCCATCGCTCAAAAACCTCAATCGGTGGTAGTTTAGAGTAAATCAGCTTGTTCATATCTACATATCGCCCGTACTCACGGAAATAAATATCCGCCACCGCCACAAAGCCATTCACCTGAGCATTGACCTCAAAGTGCATCGAGCGAGAAAGCTCACCAGTAAAATCAATATTCGCCTGCCGCAAAGCATTCTTAAACAGCGTAACGCCATCTTTCGCCAATATCTCTGTCAGCAAAACCAACTCTTTATCGTAAGCAACTCTATCCATATTAGGTTATCGCTATGTAAACCTTATCACCGTTCACAAACTGAGCATTAAAAGCGATTTTCTTAAACCACTCACTGCTCGTTTCAGTCTGCACCAATGCCCCGTTTACGTAAATTTTCATCGTGCGTAAAACGTTATTATTTGATTTTAAATACCAGTGCAAATCGTAGTTTGAACCCGGTCCGCTCAAAACAGGAAAACCAACATCCCACGTGTTTTCGGGATAAACATCCGTTTGGTTTGGTTGTAAATCAGTATTATTGTTAAACCACACATTTCCCGGGCGATAACCGCTACCGCTGGCACTAATACCAGTACCCGCCGTTTTCTGAGTATCAAAGCTGTTTAGCCTAATCCAAAAACGCCCACTCGGCACAGTTACCACATAATTCTGCGGGAAAGCACTGCAACTCCCATTGCTGTCAGCATAAGCCTGCGTATTTAAGCTCAGCCATTCCGCTTCAGCTTTCGCATCCGCATCCGCTTGGCTCACATTACTGCCCCAAGCTCCCGCCGCAATCGCAATAATAGCAAAGCCGCCCACTTCATTTGCCGCACACGTTGCCCGCACAAAAGTACCCTGTCTGCTTATCGCCGCACTCAAAAAAGGAGAATTAATAACCGAGCAAGTACTGCTCGTAATCGCCGGAATATACCCCGCTTCACCAGCGATATTCGCCTTGATTTTTCGGGGGGAAACCGCCGTATTATTATCAAGAAAGAACAACTCCAAAAGCGTGACCTTGAGCAGCCCGTTAAAGCGTCCACGCCCGTCAAGTTCGCAGGCCGTCGCAATAGGTCGCCAAGCCGTCAAACGTTGTGCAGCAGAAGATAAAATCGGCAATTCAAAAACATTCTTAACCTCTTTAGAAAGCGTAAAGGTTACCGTTTCATCCCGTAACATATCATTCACAGAATTATACGGCATCGCTGCTCGGCTTCGTAAAGCAACGGGCAGGTGCGAACGTTCCGAAATCATAAAAATCTGCTCAGAAAACATCAACTGATAAACAAACGAGTAGGCGGCGGGTACAATCGCTCCGGTGTTTATTTTCATTATTTGCCGCCCACGTACTTCCTGAATACTTGTATCAGAAAGCTCCGCTTCGTAGCCATAGCCCGTAAAAACCTGACCCTCCTGAGCTTCAATTTCAACGCTATCCAGCCGGTCGCCGGCGGTGATAAAAGTTTCAAAATTTCCGAGAGCAGATTCAAACAAAAAATAGTTCACTTCGTGCCTAAATCGGCGGTCAATCCAATACGTCCGCAGCTCACTGACACGTTCGTCATTTTCATCAGTCAGCCAAACAGAGTAATTCACCACATCAGCAGCTAAGCCCAACGCCTTAACCCCAACCGCAATACAATACACATTCATCACCTGCAAGCTCTGATAAGTCACCAGAGTTTGCACCCCAGAAGAGCCGTCCGTTTTCAAAAAATAAACCCTGAGGTTGATTTCCGTGGGCACATCCGCAAAATGTGTCAGAAAATACAAGTGTTCCGGCTGATCGGCACGCACTTCGGAGTCAAAAGTTTTCGTAGAAAGAAACTTTCTCGCAACGCCCAAATAATCCGTGAAAACCCGCTCTCGGTATTCGTCGTAATATTTCGGCTCAACGCCCCCCTTCAATACATACCGCGTCGGGTAAGATATTTCGTTTACCGTAACATCATTATTTTTGATGATGGCTTTGCAGTAATACGCCCGTACCATGCCATCACAGACTTTTACGCCCGTTTGGTTAAAATCGGGTTTGGTGGTAAACAGCAACGCATCAAGCAATTTTGAAACGTCAAAATACGCACCTTCAAATATAATCGCCGAGCCATCCACAACCTTCGGTTTCTCCCGGGCTTCCAGCGTTTCAATCAGCTCGAAAGTTTCAGTTCCGTATGTTTTGATGGCGTAGATTTCGAGGTAATACATCAAGCCGCTGCGGTCTGATAAATTCACAATATCCCACGCCGGAACGTTAACAATAATCGGGTTGCGGCTCAAGTCGAGCGGCAAAGGCGTACCCACCGCCATAGTTTCAACCTGCATTTACGTAAGCGTTTGCGTTCAATAAAACATTAAATTCTAACCGCCAGCCACAAAAATGACCACTCCAGCCCCGGTCAATCTCACCAATTTCCATTTGAGATTCCATATCAAGAAACCCCTTGTTCTTATTATCTTTTACGAGCTGGGCACGGAAGCGGCTCATCAAACGATACATTTCCGTCAGCTTTGCATGATAGTCGGCATTGTCACCAATATCAATTTTACTGATGAAGCTCACGCCCGTTTTGTAAGCGTCCCAATACTGTCCCGCATCGTTTTTTGAAGGATGAATAACCGGGCTTTGTAACCAAACCAACGGGAAGTCAAATTCAGGATCGCCCGCCGAGTGATCCATGCCAAATTCTGCCCCGCCAAAGAAGAAAAACTTAACGTCAGAGTCAGCATCCGCCCAAGCACGGAAGTAGGCCAGATAATCACCAAAATCACCACTTAATAACATATCAGTATCATTTTTGAGTTGTCGCCCTAATATTACAATGCTTCAAATACAGCCAAAGCGTATGAGCATTAGTACCACATACCTTTTCAAAATTACCATACAACCCATCACGTGCAATATCTTCCAAAACCGCAATCCAGCCCTCACCATTTTCAAATAGAGGTCTGTCGCCGTTGTCTCCGGCAAAAACCGGAGCGTAAATTTTCATGAACTGTTCGTTCATACCTTCCCAGTATTGCAAGATGCTGTAAGCCTTCCAAAGCGGCAATTCCAAAAACCCCGCCGCTCGGCTCTCACATTTTTCAGAATCAAAATCCGAACGTTTGGCTGATATCAGTTCAAGCGTAGTCAAGAACCGTCTAAAAGTCCGCAACCAATTTTGCTCCGGTCGGCAAATAACCGCCAACAAATTGCCCAGAGCCTTATTGTCTTTCCCGCCACTGGTGGCAAAGCGTAGGTAATACATATTTGTCAGAGCAAGCTCAATACCCGAAGTATCACCATAGTTTGGAGCTGGCAAATAACACCATTTTCTCGCGACCCTCACCCGCTCAAAAGGCTTCGTAATCAACTTAGAATCCCAAAGCCAAGCCATCTCAGCGTAAGACCCAGAACCGGTAATCTTCAAAAGCTCATCCAAAATCAAAAACTGGATTTCCTCAGTCGTTTCAGGATCTCCCTTCCCCATCGTTGGGGAAGGGTCGGGGATGGGGTTTTGAACAATCGGGTTCTTCAACTGCAACACCAGCGGCATCACAAGCTGGAGCTGCTCTTCACTAAGTTCGCCGTAGCCTGTTATCATGTTCAAATTTGACAAAACGAAATCTGTGATAACAGGGCAAAAAAAAATGGTAACTCGAAAAAAAATAACAGCCGCTTGACTACATTGCTCTATCGAGCAACGCCGCAAAGCTTGCTGTTATAAGAAATGCTACTTACGTGAACCTCGTATTAATTCACGTTTCATAATTTTGCAATTATCGTCTTCGTAATCTTCTTCTTTCAGATTTCGCTTGCTGTAAATGGTATTTATTGAAAGCTGAATGATTTCGCTTTCGTTTTTGAAAAGAATGTCAAGCGAACCGTACAGCACAGTACGGTTCGCATTTTTGTCTATGAATATCAGCATTATTTTTTTTGTGTTTTAAGGGGCGATGTTATCAAAAAATCAATTGCTTTGCTTGGCGTAAAGTGATTGAATATACTTTTTTCTCTTTAGCATCGTCCTCCCACTTGTCAAGCGAGCCGTCAATTAACCTAATCTCAAATTTTAAACTGTCTTTGTAATTTTCAATTAGAGCCTCTTTGTTTTCTTTAAGCATTTCGTGTAGTTCATTTACTGCAACGGCGTAACGCATCCCCCAAACCCGACCACCTAAAACCCTGCCTGCATTGCTTTTTTGGATGCAATATTCCTTAAATCTACCGTCGTGTGTGCCATAATCGCTACACCATAACATAAAAACGGGACGATCTTTTGTCGGCGTGATAAATGTTGTTTCTGTTTTTACTTCTCCTAAATTTGTCATCGTAGTATTTGTCTTACAATCAAAGTTCCTTCCCTGATTGCTTGATACAAATATAGTTACTATATTAATACGAGTCAAGTGTTTTAGATAAATATATTTACAATAACTAGCTATTTAGCTATTACCCGCACTTCTTACAACAAAGGCTTATATGCAATGCGGCGAAGCCGACACAGGCACATAGCCAAAACGTTATACACAAGCACTACCTATACGTTCCAAAATAGCATCTATGTGGCAAGGGGAAGAAAGCGAGCAAAAGCAAGCTAAATCCTTTCCTTTAAGTTCTTCAAGGCTCGGTGGGGTTAAGAGATGTGGGTGGCCTTTTTGCAATTTGCCATCTAACCAATGCCCATACAACTCTACAATATCTTTTGTTTCAAATCCACCCGAAACACTCCAATAACACCAAGGGCTACCAATCAGCTTGCCTTGCTTGCAATAAAGTATCCACCCATCAGGAGTAAGCTTAAAGGGATTTCCCCACTTTGTAGGTCTGCCAATGTATTTAGCGTTTTCAGGCATTCTCCAGCCTTTTGTTCGCTTTCTTTGTATTCGTTTCATAATAAAATTTTTATAGTTAATAATCCGTGACAGTGCATAACGTTGAGTGTATGTGCCACTACTCATACACTCAACGTTATTTTAACCATCTCCAAACCACCACTACAATCAAAAATATAACCGCCAAAACCCAAGTCGTGTCATTGTTTTGATTCGGCATTGAGTTACGGTTTTTCATACCCAAATATACAAAAAAATCCACGCCGCAATGCAACGTGGATTCCAGTTAATCTATTCAACCTAATCTAATCTTTCACCCATTTCCAGCCCTCCGTATAAGTGCTATCTTTCAAATTCCCCCAAAAATTTTGCGTACGGTCAATCAAATCAATCCGGACGGGGTTCTTCACTAAATACTCGTTTTCATTACGCAGCTTCACCCGTTCTTTCTGAAGAACAGAAACAACAGATTGCATACCATCAATTCGCTTTGCAAATGCGGTACTATCAGCCTGTCGAATTGCTGTCAGCCTACGAGCAGCGGCATGGGTAGAATCCAACACCACGCCCGCAAGCTTAACATCCTGTTTCGCCGCATCACGCTCCGCAATCAAATCCCCATTGTCAGCGCGAGCTTGGCGAAGGCCGTCACGTACCTGCCCCATCCTGCAAGAATGAAACTGAGAAAAAAGCACCACCATCGCCGCCACAATCAAGCCCGACTTCCAGTTTTTTAAAATTTGTATTATCATTACCCGTTTAGCTTACTTTCGTTCTTAATAGAAATTTTGTCCAGCAAATCCACCAACGGCTGAAAAACCTTATTAGGGTACAGCCTATTCCCATTCATCACCACGCTGCGTGCTTCCAACGCCACAATAATCATGAGAAAAGTAGTAAATACAGTATCCCCGTTATTCCATCCAGTCTGTACCAGCAGCAACCCCAACTGCTGTGCCACTTTCAAATAGAAAAAATACACCACCGCTTTATAAATTAGCGTGGGCAACTTTTTCCAATCAAACTTCTGCTCTTTGAGGGCAATAATAATCCCCAAAACAGCATCAAAACAAAAACAGACTATCAGGCTTTCAACTGCTAATTGGTCTGTGTCTGACACCTGAATAACAAGTGCCGTTACAATACTTAATGCCAAAATTGGTGATTTAATAGCCGCCCAAATTAGCATAGATAGGTTTGCAAAAGTTTTAAATAATTCTTCAAAATTCATCGTCTTATAATTGTATCCGTTGTACAGTCGTGAATGTTCCGGCTGTAATAATTTTAGTTTCCTCGCCTGCATTTGGAAGGCTTATCGTATGATTGTTCACCCCTTCGCCAGAAAACATATCCAAAGCCAAAACCAACGCCTCAGACCCGTCAGAGCTTAATTTGTACGCAATAAGCGGTTTTTTGTCGCGATAAGAATCTTCAACTGCCATAGGATACACCCACTCAGTTTTTGCCTCAATAATATCTTTGTGCTTGCTCACCTGCCAAACTCCACGCTGCAACCAGTCAATGTTTTTCAGGTTGTTTCTCGCATACATTTTACCCGCAACTGGGGGTAATTTTTGCCCCGAAAAACTAACCGCAGCGTAAGGATAATCCGAAATCGAAGTCGTCCACTGTACCGGGTCGCTCCAACAATTATACCCGTCTCCAACGGCAACAGTCCACACCCCCCAATTGTACATGGTTTGGTTGAAAACAGCGGGCTTGTTGTAGAAAACGTAATTAGATCCCGTCGGGGTGGTCGGCGATAGCTGCCACCCCTCCATAATTTCAATGTCATGCCATATTGATGCAAGAGTCAATTTCTTTGGGTAGTACCGCTTGTTGGCTTGTAGCTCAAGAAGGTAATGGTGAATAATGGCGTCGTCTGTTGGGAAATTCTGATAACCTCCAATCAAATTAACGTCAAGGTATTTTGCGTAGTCCGGTTGCCCACCAAACTTCTTGTACCGATTACGGAACTCGCTTTCGGTTCCTAAAAAACTGCTAATTCCGGCGTAATCGGCATGATTAAAAGTCCCATTAAGCGTCGAGCGGCTTGTTGAAAGCCCGGATTGCATCCACGCTCCAAGCTTCGCATTATAGTTCTGCTCAGAATACCACCGAAGGCAATTCGTAAGTTTGTAACGCTCAGAATCAGGAACGCCAAACATAACAGCTTCCCAATTCAACATTATATAAGCATAACTGCTATATGGTCTAATAGAGTATTTGAAGCTTTCAAGAATAGTCGCAGCGGGAGTTTCAGTAATCCACTTTTGAAACTCAGACGTTGGCGTAACGTAAGGTCGCGGGCAACCAATCCGGTGTACCCACTCATCGCTCAAAAAGAAAACCCGATTTTTTACGTCCGTCGTGTTTTTCGCAAAAGTAACACCCCGCTCCAGCATTGCATCCGAGCTTCTTTCCGTCTCAAAATCCGCAATTACAAATTTGCCTGAGGGAAGGGAAAATTTCGGAAACTTAATATCAAACTCAAACAGTCGCGTTGTGGTATCAACTACGTAATCAGGACCAACCGCCCGCTTCACATCAGTGTACACATTCTGCTGTACCCACTTGCCAAACTTCCAAGGCAACTCCGTAGTCTCGAAAATCAACGGATTATAATCATAGCCCGGAATGCCCGAGCTCGGAGCAGTCTCCGCACTTCGCCAGTCAACAGCACCCAGAAAATAACGGGAAATTTTGGAATCAACACTCCAGTTAATATTGGCCGTCGAAAACTTGCCGTTCGCATTTTTAAACGAAGAAAAAACATCCACATTCGCCACCCGAAAAATTGGCGGCGGTTTCGGCGGAGTACCTTCAATCACAAACTTTTTACTCGCAGACCCTTCGCAGCTCGTACCCTTAATTACTAGCGTATAAGTACCTCCGTTTAGACTCGGTTCCGGAAAAATAACTACGTTCGATGTCGGGAAAAACTCACCCGTAATGCCTCCAATCTGCCAAGTTCCCGCACTTAAATTAGCAGCATCAAACTGGAAAGAGATATTCTTATCATCCGCCACAACTTTCAGCAGAGAAAAACGAGAATCCCCATTATCACAGCTCACTAATTTCTGCGGCGGCAAAACAACCGGGGGCAACATTTTGGAAACATTCGGCGAAAAAATAAAACTCGAATCCGCCGAAAAAAACGCATCCTTCAAAAGGTATTTCCCCTTTGAGTTCGTCAAAGTATCTTGAGCGAACGTGTCAGTTCGAGCGAAGTCGAGAAACATCCCGAACGTCAGCAATAAGAAAAGTATTTTTTTCATAATTATTTTTAGTAAAATCGTCGTAAATGTCACCCTGGGCGGAGTCGAAGGGCTTCCCGTTAATCCTTACAAGTAATAGCTTTTACCATTCTCATCCGAGCATCTTCGAGCATAGTTATTGCCGTAGATGCATGGCGTTTTACCCCGCCTGATACATCAGAATTTCTCAGATTGTTCATCTGATCAATAGCGTCCGCTATTGTTTGTTTTGCTGTGCTAACTTCATCGTTTCCTGACGGATTGAAGTCTAATCCTACTGCCTTTTGTCCAAAACTTTGACCTTCCATTTTTAAAATTTGTTTATTTTTTAATCCCTTAGCAGCCGCGTTTTGCCCTGCTATAATTTCTTCGTGAAAATGCTCCTTTATCGCTCCCATAATTAATTTATTGTAATGACCCCCTCCGGTACATCCCGCAGCAAAATCGGTTCTTGTAATAGTATATTAATACCTTTCATGAAATCCTTCACCTCAAAACTCGGGCAAGCCTTCGCCACACCCGGAAAATCCCTATGTCCCTTAATTTCAGCGTGAGGAAATTGAGCCTTCAGCTTCCTGAGTAATAATATTTGAGAAGAAATCTGAGCCGCCGTCCGGTTATCACTCGGTACATTCTTAGTATCCACCCCGCCTATATAGCTAATGTGAATAGACGTAGAATTATATCCCCTCACGCCGTTAGAAGTTTTTTCAATGCTCAAAAGCTGCACAATATCACCGTTTGGTTTAATCACAAAATGATACCCCGGGCTTTTCCAACCAAGGTTGTTATGCCAGTAATTTTGCATACTTGCAATAGTAGTAGTCTGCGGCGTTGCCGTGCAATGCAGTACGATGTATTTAATGTCTCTCATAGCACTCCAAAAGTTTTAGATTTATCATTTTTAAACCGCCCGCCCGTTTTGTCAATCACTCGTGAGCTGTACAATTCAGAATTAAAATATTCAGGAAAAACCGTGGCACTGGCGTTCTCTTGCAAGAAATTTACCACTACCGTATAAAGCCCTTTTACCTTATCAGAAACCACCAAGGCAAGTTCTTGCCGCCGCTCACGTGGTAGCATATCTTCATTCTGAATACCATCAGATTCAGAAATCAATCGCCAATCCTCAGAGATATTGAGGTAAGGCAACGCATCCGCAATAGCTTTGTGCGTCATCCAGTTGCGTACTTTGTTTAGGAAAGAAGTTTCCAAGCCGCCCAAAGTGTCCGGAATAAATTTAGCCTTCAGTACAATCCAAAAATTATCGCCAAGAAGTTCCGGTACAAGCTCTTGAGTTTGCTCAAGGTACTTTCTCAACCCCAAGTACATTCTCACGCTATCATTAGCGTGCGGGAAAAACTTGGTAAGAACAACCGCAGAGCCAACCAACAAATCAGGGCGTAAGGAATAAGCATCGCTGCTTTTCCACGTGCCAAAATCAGCGGCGTTTTTTTCCAGGTACTTGAGAGCCATTTCCAACGCCCGGTCGCCGCGGTTTCGGGCATCAACCCGCCCGGCTGCCGTTCCCCATTTGCTCACCGCTTGCATATGCTGCGGGCTTGCCACGGCTTTACCCATATCGCCCGTGGTGTTTGATAATCGCAGATAACCACTAAAATCGGCGTATGCAGCAGCGGCAATTTTCAAGAAATCCAGCACTTTCGTTTGCTTTGCGTTAGGAGTTTCAACACCAATTATTTCCTCGTAGAATTCTTCGGAGATAAATGGTATGATATAGAACAGCTCCGCCTCCCTCACAAAGCTTTCAAACGTGCTCCAGCTCATCGTCCGCTGTATGCCACCGTAATACTTTTTAAACTCTATTATGTCGTTTATTAGCATCAGTTATCGGGGTTTGCTGGAGATGATTTATCGCCTTCCGGCGTAGAGTTGTACGTGTAGCTTTCAATCCGGGCAATGCCGAGATACTTAGTAGGTTCAAGCCCATCAATCCGCTTCGCAATTCGGAGCGGTTTGCAGAGCATTTCACGGTCAAAAACGGTAAGATAGTCTTGTAAATAATTTGCCTCAGCAATAATTTCTTTTCCACTACTACCCATCTGTGAGCCAAGCTGCACCCCTGCAAGTTTACCCGGTACGCCATGCCCAGAGCTTTGCACCAAATTACCCGCTTCAAACATTTTTATAAATGCTTCATCTTTAATCGGGTTATTGAGTGGCGTAACCTTAATTTCTTTGAGATGAGCTTTCCCGTCTTGAGAGTAACGGGAGAAAGTGGTGAGCACTTTATTGCTTTCATCAATACCAGAAAGCACCTCAAATATTTCATTGATGGTATCTTCCTTGAGTTGCTCTTTTTCCTTCACCGTTAAGCCCTCAACTTCAAAGTAATCATCCGGGATGCTGATATGGTGCGTAACAAAAAAACCATTTTTGAAAGCAGCATCGTAGTAGTCGGGTACTCGGTTTGTAACACCCGCCCATTTCGCCGTACCCCACCACGGGGCTAATCCGTAAAACTTCTGCCCAGGAGTTTTCGCAATTACATGAATCACAGAAACTGGGTACTTAGTTGGATCAGTTGGGTCATAGGCATTATAAACCGCACAGTCTTCCTGCTTAATTCCTTTTACAAAGCCCATTTCGGGATGTACCCAAAAACGTTCTATTTTTTTTCCGGTTGGCTTTTCGGCTCGAATTTCGTTATTATCAATAACTTCAAGGCTTTCAACTTTCCTGTTTAAACCAAGTGTAAGCAATACGTTTAATTCGGAGCCAAAAGCCAACTGATAGCAGGCAGATTGCCAATAATCTGAAACCTCAAGCCGCTCAGTCCATTCGTCAAAGCTTTCAGAGAAAAAAGGAACATGAACTTCTTTGTTATTATCAATAATTCTATCAAACAACCTAAAACCACCGCCACCAATAAAGCAACCTTGAGTTTTCAAAAGCTGCCATTTATTCGGACTTTCGGTAGCAATTTTGTGCATCTGCAACAACTTATCATCATTGCCACCACGTGTGATGTACTTACCACTTGCCGTCTTTTTAGCAGCACTTTTGCTTTTTACAAACTCGTCAGCATCATAAATCTCTGTTTCACCTTTACCAAAGCTGATAGCAACGGCTTGAGTAGCATTATAATTATGAATGTATAATTTCTCGTTAACCTTTCTCATGCTTCCCAATTAATTTCCTGCCCGTTAAATTCTACAAGCAAATCAATGTAAATGTTAAATTCGTGTTTGCCGCCAACTTCCCGGAGCTTCAAAAGTCCGTTTCTGCTCCAGTATTTCCGCTGGTTCAAATCGCCCCGGCTATTATGAACCAAGACGCATTTTGCCTTTTCAGTCCAATCGCCGTTCTTTTTCCTCGCACCAATACTAAATACCCGTCCGGGTACAAGCATTTCTCCAAGAGCTGCACTAATACTGAGCGTACTTTTCATGCAACAATGTTAATTATTGCCGTTAAAGATTAACAGGGCAAAACTTTTTTAATGCTTAATGCAAGATTTTTCAGCGTACAGCATTTATAACTAATCAGTTACAAAGAATTTCTATTTTTCAAGACCATATTTATGACAGCCAACTCCGCCACTTTGGCGAAACCCGCAGTTGCAGGTTTCAAAAAATGAATATGGTCAGCGGCGAGCGGTGATAATTCCGGTGTTCAGCCATGTACTGTTCGGTAAGAATCTGCGATATTTTGCCCAGAGGATGTAATCAAACGCATCTGTGCTATCGGTGGCGTATTCTCGAAGCCGAGCCTTACCTTCGCTGCTCTTGTCTTTCTTGAATGACTTGTCAACCTTCACCAGCGTGTTCTGAAGTGCGATAAGCAGAGCCTTGTTGGTATTGATGTTGAACCGCAGCTTGGGTAGCCGTTCGGACGACTCTTCGAGCATCAGGTTAACAAGAGCATACTTATCTTTGTGGGAAGGATAGGAAGTCAGCTCACGCCGGAAAACCGTCCAGCCCAAGGAAGTTAGGACTTTATCGAATTGGTCGAAAAACGGTCGGTTGTCAGCGGATGTTGTTGCGGACGTGGAATTGCCCCCGGGATCTCCGTAAACGAAAACGTCTTTATTCTCGTGGTTGGAATACGTTTCGTTCAGCCACTCAGCCAATTTCTTGACAAGATTCTCATGATGGATTTTCTTATCGAGAGGCTTCTTAAATTCTGAGTTGATAAATCGAAGTTCTTTGCCTATCTCCTGGCAAACCAACAACCAACATATATCGGTGTTAAAATCAAGGCTTACTTCGAGTGGCTTATCAACTAAGTAGTCATTACTTTGATACACCAACAGCCCGGCAGAGCCGCTTGTGTTGTATGTGTAGCTTTGTTTGTAACCGTGCTTTCCGTTTGTTGTAAGCGTATGATAGTAGGCGTTGGGTAGTTTGAGTACGCGCCTGTTCTCGACTTCGACGTCATACTTCCATGGATCCATCAAGTCATGCAGGCGTGGGCCGTAATCATCGGGCAGGTTATCTTGATTATCACGATAGGTAGATTCAAGAAACAGGTACTCAGGTGGATTAGCTAACAACTCCGTTTCATCCATCTTAGCCCGTCGATCAAGCATATCCAAATACTTAACCTCTGTCTCGTATATCCAATTTCCTTCAACTGTCCAGGAAGCTGAGCTGAAATTAAAGAAGCCATATCGCCACGGGTGATTTCGGTAGGAAACGGATACATTCTCTTTTCCTCGGAAAGCAGGTAAAAGCACCTCCTGAATAAAGCTGTAATCCATCGTTGCGGATTCGTCCACAAGAATTCCGTCAATGCTCAAGCCCCGGTTTGTATGTTTCAAATCCTGACTAATTAACCGGAAGGTACAGCCGTTGATGAACGTAATGGTGTACTGATAAGCCTTTCTGCCGGGCTTCTTATAGGGTTCGCCCCATTTTTTAGGAGGAATTTTTCCAATAACGTAAACGCCCCAGGGCGAAACCTGCGGATCGTACTCGTGATAACCCAATAATTCAAGAGCTTCACGAATGGATTGAATCAGCACGGAATCTATCTGTACGTAAGTTAACCCCGCAATTGCCCAAGTCGAGCGGGGCATGGCGTTGAAAATAAGACCCATTTTCATTCCCAAACCGACGGATTTTCCCGAACCACGACCGCCAATAAATGATTTACGTTTTGCCCGGGATTTTAGCAGTTTCCATTGTTTTGCGTTCGGGGCAACGTTCATGACCCGGTTACTCATCTAGTTCAATGGTTTGGATTTTCTTCTCGGCAGCGTAGTGGTTATCAACTTTCACATTGAAAACAATTTTGGCAGGTTTATCAAAGTCTTTCGGATCGTGACCTTCCTTCTCTTCCTTCATGATCTCGTAATATTCATCTGCTTTAGACCGGGCTTGGAGAGCAACGATATATTGCTTGTCTTTCAGAGCTAGCTGACTTAGCAAATCGAAGTATTCAGCAGATGCTACCCGCCGACCATCTTTGTCAACCTCCGAAATACTGCCGTGAAGTAATATGGATGCAGAAAGGTCATATTCAGCCTGCCGCCGCTCGATGGTGTAATCTTTCCGCAAAGCATCAATAACCATTTGCTTAGTTCGCCCCATGGCATAGTAAGACCATGCCTTCCGGTAGCGTTCAAGCTTCTCGGCTTCCATTTCAGATAATTCTGAAAATTCGATTTCTCCAAGATAAAACAGAAAGTATTTTTCCATTTCATCTTCCCGCACTTTGAGAAGGTTCTTGACCCGTTTACATTTGTATTTTTTAATATTCATAACAATGCCCTCGGTACAAAAATGTAACGAGGGCATTGGCTTTGAAAGGAACTAAATTTAATCGAATAGACCGTTTCCGCATTCGCCCAGCAAGGCACTTTTTGCAGCTTCGAGAGCTTCATGTTCACCATCTTGGAGTTGATGATTTTCCAGCAAAATTCCTTCATCGAAGAAATGTTTCCATGAGCGTTTTAACGCCTTACCTTTCCTGGTATGTTTATCCAAAGCAAAATCAGGAATCGGACGGAATTTTTGATCGTGGCAAATATAATTTTCAACCGTGAGCCAATCAATCAGCCTACTTTTAGGAGATCTGCACAATGCTATAACTGCGTGAATCAGAAACAGCCGCTCCGGGAAGTTGGTAGTATCTTTCTTCTTGAGTAAATCCATGTAGTTTTTATAGAGCGAAGCAATAAGCACGGGCATGGTTGGGTTTGCGAAACCAATATCCTCGGAAGTTATTATTTTCATCCGCTTCCATAAATATTCATGAAAATTGCTAATGTCGAGTTCAACCGCCCAAAATATTGCGTCAGCTTCCAACCCACGTCTTACACACTTTTGGAAAGCGGAGCTGCACTCAAAAAAATCGTAACCATTTTTAGTTTTTACTTCGTATCTCATAGTGCTAATATTGTTATTCGTCCGTTTTCAACCTTTACCGAGCAATTTGTATCTATTGTAAATCCTGCTTTTTCTAAATAATCACCTTCCATTTTTAGGGAAGGAATCCAAGAGCCGTCCCATTTTGTCCGGCGATACTTTTTGTTGATTTTGACTTTTCTGTAATCTTCCATTACTTTTGTACTGTTTACTCGTTTTGTGATGATTCGTTTGAACGTTTTGAGCCCCGCCGCCACAGCGGGGCTTTTTTATTTAAAAATCGACGGTTTCTGACACTGTTTCAAGAACAAATTCGCAACAGTTAATAAGATATTCTGCGTAATAATCTTTGAGATTGAAGCCGAAAATAGTCTTGAACTGCTCTTCAATTCGTTGAACTAATTCTTCTTGGGGGTTGATGTATTTGCCTGGCTTATTCTTCCTTACAAAATCAATAATTTCATCAATGGTTAGTTCTGTGAAATTATCCTCATTCATAATTTCAATTTTGACGTCAAGTTGAACTGCATTTGCATCAAACCATTTATTGCTCACGTCACTGAGCCAGTTTTTATCTCCCCATCTTTCAAAGCATTCCTTCCGGATCTCGAAAACGCTTCGGTTGATAATCGTTTCGGAACTGGTGTAATCACGAGCTTCGATTTTACACATAGTCCACATTTTAGCTAATTCGTATGGATTAGTTGTAGCGTCGATTATATCGTAAGGATTACGAAGGTCAACACCTTCCGGAAGGTCAATATTTACTACGTTTAAATCAGAAATATCAACGAGGTTGAGTTTGTTTAGCACAGTCGTGTTGTTGCGACTAATAGTCACTTTGCGAGCTGTACGCTTTGAATGCTTAATGTAGTCGGCTTCTGTTGAGCCTTCGTATTTATCAAGGTGGCGAGCTGCATTTGCTCCAATTTTTACAGTTAGTGCTGTCATTATTAATTGGGTTTTGGTGATTGATTATGTTACGAACGTCTGCAAGATTGGCAAGAAAAAAAAGCCTAAAATCAATTATTTTAGGCTTTTTTTATCTGAAAATTTAAGGAAGTAATTTGATTGAATTTACTCCAAATTCATCAGCGATCTGGCAGGCTGATTTCTTCGCTTTCGAGTACATCCCAACCAGTGTAATTACCTCGCCGCGAATATTGAAAGCCCAGTTTCCATTGCCTCTTGGGCTTTTTGCATGACCAAAAACATAGAGGTGCGTTTGTACTTTAACTTGCATAATTGTTTGATATTTAAGTGATTGATTACACTGCGAACGTCTGCAAGTTTGACAAGTAGCCAAAACATAAAATCAATAATTTTAAGGCATAATTGTAATGAGCCAAGTGCGGTTTTCTTTGGCAATTTCAATCGCCTTTTTCCTTGATTCTGAATAGAGTCCAGAAATAGAAACTTTCTCTTTCCCGATTCGGGAAATCCAGTTGCCACGACCGTACGGACGTACGCCATGGCTGCGTTTATAAAACGCAGTTCTTACATATCGCATATTAAAAAGGAGATTTGAAGTTGATTTGAAAAGGATGGTTGATAGTACCCATTTTGCGGACGTGGATCACGTCGTCGCCGAAACATTGCTGGAGTTCCTTCAGTATTTTTTCAAGCGTCTCGAAGTTCCGAAATTCAGCTAATCCACCCGCACCAACCCAAGTATCTGAGTAGTGAAAATAGAAACGGTTGTCCCTCCAAATTTTGCGGTGATAATGAGCATTAAGCCCCGAAATCCAATAATCTTCCTGATAACGTTGCTCAGGTCGAAAAAATAGTTTAGAGCCTGTGAGGAGCCCAAAAGCACACGTATTTACGTAGCCTGAAACCTGAATTGGTTGCAGGCTCTGGAACGTGAACGGTTTACCAGAAGTATTGAATCCGAATAAAAACGCTCCGGCACTTCGGGCGGCTCTGGCGGTTGCCTGAATCACATTGTAAATTTCGGTAGGAGTGAGTTTCTCGGTTTCGCCACGCTCGGTGTAAATGCGTTTCATGTACTTCAAATCATCGTCAAGATGAAAAGCAGAACCGAAATGTTCGTACATCCATTGGCGTTTCCAAGACAATCCGATGACGTTATCAGGATGGGTTACGATTTCAACATCATACCCGACGTGCTCAATGTATTCTGAAAGTTGAGATTCAGGAATACAGATTATCGAGTTCGCCACTTTTTTGTGGGTGGTAATGCGTTCAGCCCGCTTGTGGCTGGCGATAAGTACCGGAAGGATTTCCTTTTTTATCGTTTGTTCCATAGCTCCGTAAACTGTTTAGAAGTTAATACGTAGCTTTCTCCAACATTATCGGTCTTGTAGTCTTTCATTACCTGAAGACCCAGTACCGAGCGGACGAAGTTTTCGTCAATCGAATTGTCGATCACAATAATCACCGCACTCCATTTCTCCGAATACTTAGGAACAATAGGGTATTCGGGTTCAATCTTTGCCTCAATTTCGGCAGTTGCATCAGCCAGATCCTCGAAGCTGAAACCAAATTCTTCGAGGTCTAAGAACTCATCGAATTCCTTTCGGAGCATTTCAATATCCCATTCCCCAGCGTGGCTGTTTTCGATAATCATAACTTCCCGAAGCTCCGCTTCAGTAAGTTTGCGAGTGGCTGACCGAACGTCAATTTCGGTGTCTTGAAGTCCGTACTGGACTAACAGTTCGCAGCGTTGCTTTCCTCCGAGCAGCGTTCCGTCAAAGTCCCGGACGGGTATGGAAATCATACCGTACTTCTGGACTCGCTCCCAAAGTTTTTGCCGATCTTTTAACTTGATTTTGCGGGGATTTTTCGCAGATGGCAATAGGTCGCCAACCCTCACCCGTTGGGTGATGAATAATTCATTTATCATAATACTTGCAGATAGTTTTACTCAAGCAAGTAGTAGATTTCCGTTTCTGATTGAAAGGAACAAAAAAAGCCCCGGATTTCTCCGAGGCAATTGCCTTTACGGCTTCTTATCGGCTCTCCGCCAGTTTATCTCTTCCCTATAGCGTTATCAATATACTGCTGCACAGCGTGCAGATCTTCTTTCTTCTTCGAGGGCTTTTCTTTGCCCGAGAATGCAATCCCGCACTTCGTTTTAAGATACCAACCAAACTTCGTGAATTTAGACTGGTACGGCTTCACATCAACGAAGAAAACTAAACGCTCCCGGCTTTTAATCGCGTTGGTATGCACAGCTATTGCCGTGATACCAACGCCAAAAACGTTGCGTAAATCAAGCATCAGCGTACTTTCCTCAAGCAAAGCATCAGACTTATTGTATAGCTGAAAAAATAGACGATACACGTCTTTCTTTAATTTCTTCGTAACCATGTGGTGAACGTAAATTCCATCCGCCAACTCACTTTCAAACTTCTCTTTTTCAGTTACTACGATCATAATGATTTGAATAAGGTTTCCATGGCGGCAAGTTCTAACAAGCCTTGATTTATTTTTCGCTCCATTTCGTGTTTCTTCCCTGGCGTGCGTGCCTTGGTTAAAGATGCCTGCCACTTGCTCGGAGATTCCAGGTTGTTTTTGAGGTTTTTGATACGTTTGTTGAGCTCAAACTTATTACGTGGCAGTTTATCCGTCCACCCTTCCGGTATTTCCGGAACATCTTCAGCCGGAAGGCATCCGTGCTGGAGATAATAACTTTCCGTGTCTTTTACGCGTCTCCAGTCTTCCCGCAGTTGCAAAATTCGGGAGGTTATTTCCTCAGCGTTCTGATTTTTAGGAACAGTTTTGAGCGAGTTGGATAACCTGGCTTTTTCCTGATCAATTTCCTGAAGCTTCCCTTGTATTTCTGATAAAACTTCGTTTGCAATAAAATCTATTGTCTCTGTTTTTTCAGGTATTCTTGGTGCTCTTTTTCCATCAGCCTCAGCAACTGCGATTTTCCCATTGCCCGCCCGAATATTGGTGCCATGTTCTTTCTGCTCATCTCGCTGAGTTGATTTTTTGAAATTGTCATACGCACGTTGGGCAATGAAAAGATCTTCTTCCGTACACCGTCCTTTCCTGAAGTCTTGCTCAAGCAGCTCAAGTTTAGCTTTAAGAGATTTTCTTTGTCTGACTTGCTCATTCATAGTAGTTTTTTGAAGTCTTCAATCTTATCAAACACCGTAATCGCTTCAAGGTATTCAAACGGCTCTTCGTAGTGGTCGGGTTTCGGAAATTCCGCTAAGTAGTAATCAAGTAGCTTTTTTAGGGTTTGGGGGCAAATACCTTCACTTTCTAAGTATGCAGTTACGGAAGGATATTTTAACATAATGTAGCCGATTGGTCCTTGCAGATACTTAGAATAGCCATAAGCTCACTCCCGCATACGGCACTTTCAACCGCTTGCCAATCGGCAATTTCTTGCCTGGCACGGAAGTGGCTTAATAACTGGCTTGTAAAAGTATCTGCATAACAAAAGTACAAAAAAAAGCCCCGCATATAGCAGGGCTTTTCTTAGATATTTTCGGCAGTTGCCTATTTTTATTCTTTCTCCTCGTTTAGCCGATAGATCGGCTGCGGAGTTACTACGCTCTCGAGACCTGCCCGTTTCTTTCGGTCATTATCCATCGCCTTCAATTCCCGTTTGGCTTTCGCCTGAGCACGGGTCATGTCAGATGGTTTTTCCTGAGAAAGCACCGCTTCACGTTCATCTAATTTTGCTTCACGTTCATCAAGTTCCTTCTCTCGATCATCAAGTTGTTTCTGAAGTGGATGCAGATCTGCTGCTACTTCATCTGCTATAACCTGCTCGGGGGTTTGCTCGGAAGCTGCTTCGGCTTCCTTATTGGGCGTTTCCGCCGTTGTTTTCTTCGTTGCCATTGCTGGTGTCTGTTTGTGATGAGTCCGGTTCTGTTGCCGTAAAAACGCCTTTCATTCCAGCATTGATAGCAGCTTCAACCATGTCGTCGGTTAGGTTTTCGTCGATACAACACAAGCCGTAACCCGGAATAATCCGTTGCTTACCGCTTGCCTTGTATCGCTTTTGAAATCTAAAGTTTTTCATAGAAAGATAATTTTAATCGCCGGATCCAAAAATCAAGGCAGTTGCCGTAGCTGCATCAAGCGGGCAAACGTCAAACTTGTGACCTTCGCTTTCGCCCTTTACGACGTGACCACGCTGCTCCGACCCCCGAATACCAGATTTCGCCGTTTTTTTGGTGACGATAGGGTTTTGCTTGGAACCAACAACGTGCCACTGATCATCGTTGCCCTCAATAATGTACACAGATTTCGCGTTCATGTGCTTAAGAAGCTCGGCGTTAACAGACTTTGTAGTCTTCGCAACATTGTACTGAATCATGTGCTTAAATTGATGATAACCATGATCCGAAGCCTGTTCAGAATCCCAAGAAATGGTATTTTCAGGAAGCTCGTATAAAGCCCATTCTACACCATTGTTCAAAACTGGTCCGGCGGTTATCTCGCCAGTGGCGGTTAAAGCCTCCGTTGGCCAGTTGCCATTAATTGCACTTGCAGAAACGACGGCAACTTTTCGGTTTCCGCCTGGATTTGCTGACCCGGTACCATCAGCAACAATTGTTGAAAAATTTACTTGAGGCATAATAAAAGTATGTTAAAATAACCCGACAATTACTGTCCGGCTATAAGTGAATTAATAATTAAGCTCCGTCGCCGATATAGATACGCTCAGTTGCTGCGATACCTGCTCCCGTAAAAGCATCCATAAGGTAAGCCAACGAACGGTCACGCTTTTGGTAGTCGAAATCTACATCATTGAGCTTATTAAGATCGTCGTACAAGAAAACCAAGTTATCCTTCGGAGTAATAATTGGTCGACCAAAACCAGCAACGCCCTGCTCTACGATTATTTCGATGTTAGTACCATCTAAATATTGCTTTGTAAAGCCCTGATTGTAAGGAAGCGAGCCGTGCAAGGTTCGGTAATTCTCTTCGTAAAAATCTTTGGTTGCAGAATCTACGATTAAGACCGCTTCTCCGCCATAACGAATTTCTTCAGGTAAGCTCTTTTTCATAATTTCAAGCTGTGCTACGGCATTATTACCAGTAATCACAGCAATATCAATTACGTTTATTGAGGCAGGTTCATTCGCAATAATGTCGAGTATTTGCTTCTTCCAACCATTAAACAGACCTAAATAAGATAAATCATTTTCGTCTTCAATAGCAGACCATAACGCCAATCTCATATATTTCTGAATTGACTTTAACAATTCAGTAATCACGAACTCCTCGAAAGGATAAGTTTCAGGATCGATTTTCTGAGTTTTTACCCTTCCCATGTAAGTATTGTACATGGCAAGAATTTTCGTGTGAGAAAATTTAAGGTCAACCTTTACGGGTTTAACACTTGCTTTTCTTGTCTTGAACTTTGCAACATTATTTTTAGGATCGAAAGAATCCTTACCACCCGGCTGCAAAGGGTCGCCCATTATCAAATCAGTTAACACAACCTCTCCAGAGGTTGGTAACATCATTGCAAATTCGTCCAATGCTTTGATTGGACTGTTAGGAACACCACCAAAGCCAATCGATAACAATCGGGAGATTATGTATTCTTTATGGTCATACGCATAGTTTTTTAAATCTGACGCTATGTCCGTCATGCTAAGAGAATCCGTAGCTACTGCCATTTTTTTCTATCAATTAAAAGTGAAAAAACTTACTTCTTTTGGCTTTTCTTTTTTGCGTTAATCGCATTTTGAGTTGCCTTGCTAACTTTCACTTCTTCGCCAGCCACGGCATCAGCGGTATCACGCTGCGGTATCGCTCCTGAAGCTTTGGTGTTTTCGTACCAATCATTCAGGACCTTATATTCTGCTTTCTTGTCATTCCAATCCTTTGCATCTTTCTGCAAAGCGTTGAAATCAGCAACTGAAATACTCACCATCTGCGATGCAACTGGCGTATTTACCCGTGCAATTGCCGCCTGTGCTGCGGGTGCATCAGTAGTAGGTGCTGCGGCTTCATTTGCCGGAGCTTCGGTTTCAACTTTCGGCTCATCAGCACTGTCAGTTCGAGCGGAGTCGAGAACCGGTGCAGCGTCAGGAGCGGCGTTTGCCGGCTCCTGTTCTGCCCCGTTGGCTGGTGTGCTTGAGTTAGCGTCTTTAGTGTTTCCGGCAACTTTCGTTTTATAACTTGCCAATGGATTCCAGATTTTCATATGTTTTATGCTTGTTTACGTGCCAAAAAATCAGCTCTATTCACCGCATCCCCAAGGAATCCGATCCGGTCAGCCATACCGTTTTTTATCGCAGATTTTCCAGAGAACATTTTCCCGGAAAACACATCGTCAGAAACTTTACTTCGCCCATTTTTCACGGTGGAAATGAATAAATCCCGAACGGGTTTCATTTCGGCTTGAATCTGAGCAATCAACTCTTTACTCAGCGGCTCAACTTCGTTATACAAAGATTTATCTTCGCTGCCTTCGCTACGAATAATGGTAATTTTATGACCTTCTTTTTTGTAATACTCGGAGCTGTCTTGGTGCATAGAAAGCACTCCAATCGAACCAACTTCCGACGTTACCGAACTCTCCAAAATAATCTCACGGCATTGGCTCGCAATCCAATAAGCACCGGAAGCCGCCATGCCCGTTACGTAAGCGACAATCGGTTTTTGAGCGTTTTTAACAACGTGAGAAAACAGCTCAATGCCGTCCACATCGCCGCCGGGAGAATGGATTTCCAAAACGATTGACGACACGTCTGGATCATTATCCGCCTCAATTACCCAGCTCGCAATATCTTCCGTGCCGTAGCTGCACATTTCACCGTGTCGGGTCATTACACCCATCAACGGTATAATTGCCACAAGCCCGGACTTTGTCCGAGCCTTGCCAACATTACGCTCATAATTACGGCTTCCTACTTGGCGGCTGAGCGAAGTCGAAGCCGTAGCGAAGTAAGGTTCTTGCCGCTTAAGTATTTGTTCGGCGGCGAAATTGTCCATTTTGCCAGCCAATATCAAAGCCGCTACCCGGTTATGGAAGTTTGGTTCAAGAGCCCATTTAGTGTTGATTAAGTTAGCAATGTTCAGCATTCGTCGCCTTTCAATTATAATTCAGCGATACGAACTTACTGCGGGTAATGGCAAGCTAACAGGGCAAAACTTGCACAAAAAAAGGGGCATTAAGCCCCGACTTCTTCTATTACAGCAGGAAAATAACGCCTGCTCACCCGTAATTTTTCGGTAGAATGTAATTCAACCTGATATTTTTTTACGTCCGAAATCTCAGACTTACGCACGAAAATGGATCGGCTGATCCTCAAAAAAGCCTCCGTGTCAGGGAGGGTTTGAAGAAATTGAGCCATATTCCCGCCCAACACCGTACGGCATTGATTCGTTACGACTTGAAAGTATCCGACTGTCGAAATCCCGCTCACGAAAACGATACGTTCGCCAGCCTGATAGATTCGATTTAGTTCCTTTTTCATACGCTACGCCCTCTCTATAATAGATACAATTAATACACGCCCGTTTGACGATAAACAACCCGCCGGAAGTTGATTTTGGATTCACGACGTAAGCAAAATCAGGCTCGTAAACCAGTAAGCCGTTTTCGTCAAACCCCGCCGATGCCGCTAAGCTGTGGTAAGGTGCTAAACGCTTTACGTTTTTGGAGCCATCGTAGTATTTCACCGTGTCGCTTGATACATTCATGACAGTGAAGAAACTCAACGCTTCCTTCGAGGAGTCAAACTCGTTTGAGTAATAAGCGGTTCGATGGTCTTCGGGCTGCGAACGAAGAAAAGAGTTGTAGCCCGGAAACGCATCTGGAGAATTACCCGTGGTGTCAAACTGAATTTCTCCGGTTGTTTGTGCCGTGGTGAGCAAGCAGCTCACCAACAACACTAATGTGATTAAATACTTCATTATTTATCTTTCTTCTTTTTGAAAATTCCTTTTAGAATTGGTTCTTTCTCGGGCTCTGGCTCTTCCAAGTCAACATCCTTGAATTGATTTTCAAAGCGTTTTGAAATCCGTTTTTCTTCTTTGATCTCCAGTACCGCTTCCTCTTTTCGGACTTCTTTAAACATCTGTTTCGCAAGCTTCTCTGTAATTTTTGCCCGCTCAAGTTGATCTTTATACATATCAACTTCAAACATAGTATTGCCCATGATTCGCTCGGCACTCTTTTCCGTAATGATAATGCCGAAACCTTTATCCCGTTCGGATAAATTTTTATAATCATCAATATACTTTATGGTCCTAATCAGGGCTTTATAGTCAACCGAGTCGGGGTTGTCCTGATAAATCACGTAAGCCAAAGTGTTTCGTATTTGCCGGGCCTCTTCAATATCAAGAATATTAAGTTTTAACTTCATTTCTTTAACAACATCCGGAATCGCTGGAGCAATTTCTTTCTTTTCTGAATTAATACCTCTCAAAAGCATCATATTCGGTTCGTGCTTTACTATCCCTTCCGGGGTTAGTTCAATCGCCCCGCCGTTAGTGGCAGCAATGGTAACAGAGCCCTGCCCCGAAGCTCCAATAAACGCAAAGCACATCAGTGCCAGTAGTAAATTTCTCATGTTTAGATATGTATTTAGTTAAAAAATATAAACCTCTTTTCGGCTACCATCCGTAACCAACCTGATCTCAAAAAGACCTTTCTTTAAAGTATAAACCGATGGTGTTCCAGCACTGCTAAAAGTTACCTCTTCAAACGTAGAGCCGATAGAGCGTGAGCTAACAACAAAAACAGTGTATCCCGCTGGCAAAACGAAACTTACTTTATCGTTTATGGCGGCATAAACGCGAAACATAAAGCCCCTACTATCTGTAAATGCGGGAAATGTGAGTTGTCGTGCCGTAACCGGATCCGCTACGTAAAAGGCATTGTTACTCGCTTCCTGATTTGAAGAAAGTATGACCGATTTACTTGTATCGTCTGATCCCTTTAAATTTATCGCTTGCGATAAATTCGTGGTTAGACCAGTTTTAGAAACGTATTGGTTGATCGCTGGCTTTGGACCTTGTCCACCAACCCAATCTACTACGCGTAAAACCTCAAAAGTTCCGGTGCCAACAACAGAAAAAACAGGCGAATATCCAGCAAAGCCAGTACCGCCTTGCCGTCCAGAAGTGATAATTTCAATCTTTGTAGTTTGCATATCAATCGTAGCTGACGTTTTTTTCAATAGTTATAAGTCCCTTCATCACTGTTTCTACAAAGCCATCCGGGTAGGTGCGTTTAATGTCATAATTGTACTTGCCGGCATTCCTGTTCAGTGAAGTAAACAAGCGTAATTCTGTGTCAGCATTGACAATTGTAAGCCCCTGTCCGTTAAGCATTGAATAAGACCACCCAACAGAGTTGTCAAGAACGGAATTGGCTTGCAATCGAAAAGTACTTCCCGCAAGAGTTTGAACCGAATTATCCGCATTCCTGAAAACGAAGCTTACATCAACGCTATCAGATTCATACAAACAAATGTCGCGAATAGCATAGCGGCGTAGATCCAGTTTCTCCGCAGTGTCCGTAAGTTCTTCAAATCCCATGTCCGTTATATAAGGTAAGTACAGTGAAGCTATTTCGATACTAAAGGTTGAGCCATTCTTTCCGCCCCGCCGCCCGGATTGTTGTCCAAAAAACAGCTCCCCGCCGTTGTTTGGGAACCCAACCAAATGCCAGAAGTCATTATTGTCAAGAATGTAAGCAAGCCAACGTCGCTCAGAATGTTGCGTTAACCACGCTCGGAGTTCCGCCGTGATTTTCGCCACCTCAAAACTAATTGAGGTTAAAAACACCTGACCATTTTTTGAAATAGAAAACTGGCAGGAATCGTGCGGCATTAAAACCTCACATATATAAGGAGCTTCGGCGTAAATAATGGAAGCCCATTCGCCTAAAACGGGCGAACTAACAACGCTGCTATCTGTCAGGATAATGAGACGTTGTACTCCACCAGCGTTAAGTTCCCGAGCATCCATGAAGCGAAGGTAAATAACACAATAAGTGCAGGAAAGGAACAAAGTTTGGAGGTAGCGAAGTCACCGGACGGGACTTCGTTAAAATTGGAGTGAAGAAATTAGATTTAGGATAAAAGTTCTTTGTCGGAGCTTAAACCCACTTCTCGGTCTCTTTTTCGCAAAACGGCAGCGTTTTCAGACTTGATCTGACTTCCGTATTTTTTGTTGATAAATCTACGGTACAAGTCTTTATCATATTCAACAGAATCAAGATCATTCCGCTCGAAGAAATCATTGATAGCTGCATTGTAATTCAGACTGAAGGCAAACCGCCCACGGCAGAAATTTATCACCGCCAGCTCGAAGATAGACTCCAACACATTTGCAAGAAGAACATAGTGATGGTTTGTCAAATTTCTGACCTTGAGCGGGAAAGTAACCTGAAGAGTAAGCATTTCCATTTCTGATAAATCTTTCTCCGAATAAGTGATCGGCAAATCCAACTTGTCAAGTGGATGATAACTCACAACTGAACAAATGTGCCTGGCAAGCCAATGACGTTTCTCTATAATCAAATCATCACTCAACTGGCCCTCGAAGTACTTCTTGATCAGTGGCTTAACAGGAATTTCAAGTTTCGTCATGGAGTCAATTAAGTTTTAACAAATATAAGAATAATTGTCATTTGCACGGGTTTTCCCGTAAAATGATAAACAGTAGTAATAATCCAAGATGCAACACATTTCCACAATTCTCTGAGCAACGAAGAATAAATAACTCAACCCTCCAAAACAGCCCTTTTTTCTTATTCTTCTTAGTCGCACTATTTAAGACAGTTAAATTATTGAAAATAAGCATTTTATAAAAATCCACGTATTTTCTTTGGCAAATTTAGCAGTCATATTCTGCCGAAAATTTCTTATCCAGTTTTATTCCAGCCCAAACCACTTTTTTAGAATAAGAACTCTTTTTATTATTTCTTAGTAATCTTATTCAAATACTAAAAATACTAAGAACACATAAAGCATTGAAATTAAGACTATTAACAATATCAGAATAAAGCGAATAAGAATAATAAGAAAATATCTAATAATTTGTTGAAAGGTTTCAAGGAATCGAGAAAGCCCCGGCGTTCTGAGGTCTGAAATTGCACAAAGCCAAGATTTCGCCCTTTTTCTTTAGTCAACGTAGCAAAAAGAGGATCACTTTAATATATTTTTATACAATTATCTAAATATGTATTTATAAAAAGAGCACAAAAAAACACTAGCAGCATTGCCACCAGTGTTTCCAACCAATTACCCTTAATCAACTACTCAATACCTCAATCATCTACAAGATTATATTCTTTCAGCAACTCAATATGTTTTGCTTGAAATTCCTGTTGCAAATCAGGAGATAGATCAATAATATTCCAATTCACTGCGATGGAAGCGTCAAGGAAGTTATACCATTTTTCAAGTTGCTTTGAGCGGCCACCCCCATCTATCAGTTTTTCATCACCTACTCGTGAATCATAGAAATGATTTGTGTAGTCTTCTAATATTTTTACTGCATTCTTAGTGGCACTTTTTGCCTTTTGACCAAAGAACGGAGTCCCTTGCAACGCATCAAGGTTGTCGAGTAAGAGCTGGGCACTTGTAAGTGCAATAGTTGCGTGCTGTTCATTAGTCATTTGCTTGCCTCCTTTTTGTGTTTGATACTACGGTGAGCCAAAACCCCACGCTCGCCTTTGAACTCTTTTCCACATTCTGGGCACGGAATCATTTCATTGTCAAGTTTTTGAGCATTGATTTCAGGAACGACCTTCAAAAACTTGTGCATACTCTCGCCAGTTGCGTGGCAGCCAATCCCTATTTTGCGAGCATAAAAACGCTGCTCTAACAATTCAGTCGCTTTCCCGTATTCAATTGCATCTTGCCTGATCTGGTCAACTCTGCTCATCGCTCACCTCCTTTTCTAAAATGCCAATAAGGACTCCCTCAGCGTCAGACGCGTAAAAATCATAGAAGGTATTCTCAAAATCTTCTATCCCTTCTGCAGTCCAAACATCCTCATCGACGTGAATCTCATATTTATCGACTCTTGTTACTTCTACTTCAAACTTTTTCATCTGTCTATTATTTAAGTGAAGAATCAATTTCCTTTTCCTCATAATGCTCACACTCAAACCCCGCCGTTTTAGCCACGTGCTCGCGCACGGATTCGTGTTTGCAAAACACGTAGCAAAGCGTTTCAACGCCAACGTTACGCCCCTCAGCTAAACTCTGCTGACCACCGCTATAACTGTGCTGAATACATTTTCCGCAATCTTTCATAATTGTATCGTTAATCGGCTTTTACTTCAAATCCACCCGCTGAAATAAGGTCAATTATTTTGGGGTTTTTGCGTATCATTTCGCACAAACGAAGCGATATTTTCAAATTCTTTTTTGCCTGCTCCGGCGAGAACTCACCCGTCTCGCCGTTAATCAAATTCTTGAATTTAAGCCCGCCTAACCATAGATAAGTTGTTCCGGTATAGGGGTTCAAAACAACTACGGGCGTTTCATTTTCCACGAGCGGCAATTGCGGCCCGTGGAGTGTTTCGGTGTTATTGGTAGAAGGGATCATCGGCGTTATCCTCAGTTTTAATGAATGAAAGTTCTTCTTTTGTGGCTTCTTTGGAGGCACTCGTTAAAATGAATATGTGTTCGGCACTGGTAGTTTTCGGGTGTCCGTATTCATCTTTCGTTTCCACCTTTCTGATATTGCTACCTTGGTCGTCCGGGTTAAACTCGTACCCCATGTATTTGCAATACGCTTTCAGTTTGTCCTTGAATTTTTGTGATGAATGAGATCTAGTTTTTGTTTCCTTCATGAAGTTGTCAAAAGCCTCCAGCTTCACAATCCATTTGTTTAGGCGGTCGCCACCTTCCCAGAAATACACATCTGCCCAGGCTTTGAATTGCTCCGTCATTTCCGAAATCAAGTTTCGCTTGTGTATGTTGTTCAGCGGCGGGGCAATCTTCTTATCTGCACCGAGGTAAAAGCTAATTGTTTGAGCCATGAAATTGTAGTACAGCTCCCATTCTTTGTCTGGCCACTCAAAGAATAAATTACCGCCAAATTCTTCGTCGGGCTTACGGGTTTCCTTGTAGTCGCCGTCGTCGTTTTTCTCATGGTAATAATCGCTGTACACCGTGTAGAGCTTTCGGCGTAGGTCACTACTGTCTGTATTTCTGTCTCCAAAATTGCTGGAGAAAATAACCTTGGGGCTGTCTGCGTAGGGTATAGAAAAAGAAAGCTTCTGTTTTGGGTTTACCTGAAATTCTCCCGTCAAAGCATCGTACCATGCCCCAAATGCGAAGTAGTCGCAAATATCATCTACGTTCACGATATCGGTGCTAAAATCCACCCGCTCCATCACGTGCGGGTTGTCCATGAGCTTCGGGTTTCGTCCGCCCAATGTCACCATCACTGGGTTCATCGGTGTCAGCGATTTCGCAAAAAGGCTTTTCCCGGTACCCCCCTGACTTGCACCTTCTTCAGCAATTCTGCCATCCATTACGAAAATTCCCCACGTGCGGGATGGGTCTTTATATCTGTGCTGGGCAAAACCAAGACAATACAGTCGATTGATAAAATGCTGACGTTGTTCAAACCGCTCCGAGTCAGTGAGCAGGTATCCGTCTAAGGAAAACTGAAATTTCTCCCGGTATTTCTTTTCAAATTCAGACGGCACATACACGCCTTTCACTTTTTCGCCTTCAACGTTTTTTGGGTCAAAAATCCGAACCTTATCTTTTTCGCTTAAATCGTATTTTACGGCGTATTCATCACGGAGCTGCCGGGTTTTAAGTCGGGAACAAATACCGAGCCTTTCCTCCAGCTCGGCACGCCAATGCACCCGGCAAGTTTGGATAAAGAAGCGGAGAATCTTAGGGCTGTCGTTCAGGATCGTAATATCAAGTAGGCCATCATCACGCCGATAGACATTGAACATCCGCTCCAAAATTTCGGGCTTGGCAGTGATTACTTTTTGCTCCCAGACATACTTGCCAATGTTTCCTTTTTCTTCTTCAATTCCCGCACCGGTAACCTTCCAGGCAATACTTTCATTTTTCTTCTTATAAGCGTTCCATTTTTGGAAAAACAAATACTGAAAATCTGCCCCGTAAGGCTTAAAGTCAAGCTCACGGTACTCTATATTCGCAAGGCTCGAATCGTTCGTGTTTGGGCTTCGGTACACAATATCACGCAGATCCTCCGGCTGGTTTCTCTCTTTTAGAAATGTATTGATATAGTCCTTCATCTGCGAGGGGATCACCTTCCTGACCACGTAGCCATCTACCTGCACAAACTCATAATGCTCCTTTTCTTTCTGCGAGAATATCCGCCCAAAGCCATTGTTAAAAAGGAAGTTGTACATCCGCAGGTTTTTAAATTCGTAACTCATCACCGGAACGCCCTTTTTCTTCAATATCTTGTTGCCTTTCTTTTTCAACGTCGCATCCCAAAACTGGTAAGGCAACGCAGTTTTGAAGAGCATTTCAAAGTCATAACCGCTGTGCAAGTTCAGATAATCACGCACATCCTTACAGGCGTTGCCGTTTTGGTCTTTGCGTAAAAGCAGCGTGTCCGGCAATTGAATAGTATTAAGTTCAAGATATTCCATCGCCAAGGCGTGGGCGGTTTCTTTGCCAGTAGCATCTATATCGGGGCAGTTGTAAACCTCCCACGCTTTTTCTTTCAAATCCCACCACATTTTTCCGGTCAACGTTGCCGTTTCAGAATTAAGCCACACCACCTGATGGCCCAACGCCGCAATATTTAGAGCATCACTGCCGCCCGTTGCAATAATCACTTCCGGGACCTTGAAGGCATTAACCCGCATTGTTTCAGCGTCTTCGTCGTCGTCGTCAACTTCGTTCAGATCCTCAGCTCTTTTTTGGGCAACAAGATTAGTGAGGGCTTCAAAACCGTGCATGAAATCTTTCGGCTTTGAGCCAGTACTGAAGAACCGGTATTTCTTTTGGTCTTTAGGCTTATAGATTTTCTTCCAGTCGCCTTCGTCGATCATAAAAATCGGAAAATCCTTGGTGCTGCTGTACTTGTAAGTAGTACCGCCCTTGGTGTGTGTGTAGGAAGCAAGGCTTTTGAAATGGTATTTTGCACAAAGGGCAATTCCCTGCTTTATTTTCAATTCGTCCGTTTTTCCGAGTGCTTTGAAGGCAGCTTTCGCAAACAATATCCGCAGCTCGTCCAATGTCAATTCTTTTTCTTCCATTAGTACCGCTCCCTCCAGTTCGGAGGGCTTTGCTGGCCACTTATCAAAAACGGGTTTGGCACTAGTAAAACCACTACCCTCCATTTTGTAAAACGCCGCTACCGTTGCAATTGCAGCCTTGAAATCAACGCCATCAAAAAACATACAGACATCAACTGCGTTCATGCGTTTACCTTCTCCACCAAAATCAGTGACGTACCACGTGCCCTCATCTTTGTATAATGCCGCAGATGCTGTTTTCTCCGGGCGGAGCTTAAACTTGTGCCGTTTATCCCGAAACGCCGGAGCAGCATCCGGGCAGCGGTGTGTGATATATGCTTCTCCGCCGTCAATTGCTAATATCTCTTGTAATGTAATCACGTGATTGAATAGGGGGGTAAATTGATAATTAGGATAGCTTTCTGATAATGTCGGTAAGTTTGTCGTAAAGCTCTAAAGCTTGTTTTTCATAAGAAGGCATGTAGAGCAGTTGATCGGCCAAGCGTTCGCAAATAGCATCACAAAATTCTTTGAGCAAATCCGCCTCAAAACGGTGCATTTCGTAAGGCAATGGGAAACCCCTAAAATCTTGATAATAAGCAATCCTACCAATATGAAAACGGATATCATGCATCGTCTTTTTAAAGCTCGGTAGCTCAATGCGAGCGATGAAATTTAGAGTCTTAGATTCATCCGCCGAAAATTTCAGTTCGCAGATTTCAAGTCTTTTATCGGCGGCATTCATGATTCACCTCCTTGTTCTAAATATTCTTTGCTTGGTTTCCATTCACTCCTGCGATAGCAAGAGTGGCAGAAGTAACTTTTTTCATTCGCCTCTGGGCAAATTTGAACTGGCGTTCGCTTATTACATTTTGGACAAACCACGTTATCCCTAAAAATTGGCAGGTTATGGGTTTCGTCTGTTTTCATTACTCCTTCTTTTTATAGCGTTGAACTAATTCCTGCTGCTTCCTTAAGCGGCTAATCTCAAAACTATTAGCACCTTTTGGCGGTGGCGGTGGCGGGTTCTCCATTTTCGGTACGCTACCTCTTCGGTCCCGCCAATCCTCCAGAGCAAGCTCGTAGATTGCCTGCCCAATTACTCGCAGTGTAGAAATAACGAGGGCAATCAGAAAAGAAACACCCGCAAAAACGCCCATCACTAGGCCTGTCACAATGCCCCACAAAAACTCGATAAAAATGGAGCAAAGCCCGAAGCCCGCCCGGATGTAGTAGAAAAATCCTGCTTTCATGTTAAATAATTATAGAGTTGAACAATAGCCATCACCACGATCATGGCAATGCACAGATGCGGCATCCGCATCATGATTTTGTGTGCCGTCACCTCCCATTTTTCGGGAGCCCCTGGCGTTTGGATATTTCGTCTGGATGGGTTCATTATTTCGGAATTTTTAAGCCTTGACGGCTTATGGCTTTTTGAATCTTAGAGTTATTGGAAGATTTCAATGCCAAGACAGCGTTTCGGGTTTTTTCGAGGCTTGACCGTCCTGAAATAATGTTTCTGTAATCATTAAATCCATCAACCGAGTCGTAGTAAGAATCTCCGGCAACTAACGCTTTAATAATACTAGTACCATTTAGTGCAGAACTCAACGCCTTGAACTCTTCTCGCCAGTACTCAGTGGAGTACTGATCGTCATTTTGCTTTTTTGCAGCCATTTCAATTATTTTATTTACTTTACGTCTTAAATACTACGTCTTATTTTCTACGTCGTAAAGATACAAATATCACTTTAATAAATACAAGTAATACTTTAAAATAATGAAGAACTTCAAAGAAATAATTACTAGGAGGCTCGTAGAGCTTAATAAAACGGCGATTTGGTTATGTGATGAATGTGGATTCTCTCAACAGAATTTGCAGAATATTTACAGCAAGAACTCAACAAAGCCTGAAACATTAGAAAAGATTGCAGAAACGTTAATGCTATCGCCCGAAGTGTTTTTTAACACGCAGACTTTAGTAAATGAAGAATTAGCCAAGTACGGCTTTAACAGGGAAGACGTGGACTTACTCGTTTTGAAAGCGTTACAGATTGTCACGGAAGACAATGAGCGTCTAAAAAACAATCAAACTTTTTTTGAGCAGGGATAATTAACAGTTAAATAGTAGTAATAACCATACCATAAAAGAGAATGAAGAAAATTTACGTGTTATTCTTAGCCGCACTAATTTGTAGCTGCGAAGGACCGCAGGGCATTCCAGGTCCACAAGGCCCAAGAGGCGAGCAGGGCTTGCAGGGTACATCCGGAGCCAATGGGCTACCCGGTGTTCAAGGAATGCCCGGTATTCAAGGAGCAACAGGGGCTACTGGGACAACCGGGCAAAAAGGCGACAAAGGAGATACCGGAATCGGGCTTCCCGGACGAGACGGCTCACAAGCAAAAGTTTATGATTTTAATCTAGACATATCCCGTCCGCTTGCAAGCTTCAAGTATCCGTTAGAGCTGCACCCCCTTGATATTGTTTTCGTTTATATTAACCGCGGAAACAGCTACTCCCCATTACCATTCAGGGGCTTCTCAAGAACAACCGACAGGGCAGATTTCGTCAGACTCGACACCAGTTTCGATGCTTGGAAATTCAATTTATACATCGAAAACGAAACCGTCATCCCCGCAGGCTCGACCTTCAATTTTCGTGCAGTAATAGTAAGGGGGGTAAAGCCATCTGGCAAAATCCCTGCATACGAAGACTTAGTAATCCAGTACGGTATTCAATGACAGAAAAATGACAGAATTGCAGAATATGACAACGCTGAGAGGCACTTATGTCAATGCGTAAATTCGCAAAGCGTTGATTATAAGAAGCTTAATCAGTTGAAATAGGTAAAGAATCAAACCCCCATCCCGCTACTTAATTTTCCCAACATTTATCAAAAAAAATGTTGGGTTTTTTTATGCCCTCTTCCTGAACTTCGCTGATAAGTTTTTCTGTTCAGCCCAGAACCTTGTGCGGATGCTTATCT